GTATTAGTATTACTCTTTATAACGTTTTGGTATTGACGCCATGCAAAAACTCTGTTACCACCAAAACTAATAGACACCACAATATCGTCTAAAGTCGGTACTGTATCGCTATGGTGAGGTATGCCTTTTCCGTCAGAGCCATAATAACCACAAAGACAAAAAGTAAATTTGACCTCTCTGTTATACACAGTTGAAGCTAACTTTTCGCAGTGTTCTTTTATTAATTTTATTTCAGGAGTCCACGGTTCAGGTTTCATATGCTTACCAGCGTACTCAAAGGGTGAGTCGCCAAAGCCACGTGACGGTCTTCCGTAAACCATACCGTTCTTAGTTTTACGCACCACAGGTTCGTCCCAGTAATCAAACTTAGGATTGAACTGTTTCAGTGCTCCTTTTAGGTAATGTATATTCTGTTTCATCTGTATCTTCTTTCTCTAATTCTATCACAGAACCAGCAGGCAGTACACCCCCAGTTTCATGATAGAGTTGCTTCATGCGTTCTAAAACTTCTTCTTTTGACATAACGTCTACACGGTTGACGGTCAACTCACTACGGTTAACGTAAAGTCCTGCTGCTTTACCACGAGCCACTTCTGCCGCCACCGCAGCAGACCACGCTCCATTACGCATAGCTCCTTCACGTATGTCTTTTAAATCTGTTAAATGAGTAGCTAAATCTAGTTCTACTTTTTTGCTCGCTTTTTCTTGTAGAGCTTTTATTTTGTCTTGTACGTGTGGATTTTCTTTTGATGCTAAAACGTAACCTGCTTTGAGAGCGTTCTTCTCGCTGTACCCTGCAGCTATAGCAGCATCTTTTTGTGTCATGCCTTTAGCCACGTTCTGTGCAAATTTTTCTTGCTTAGGTGTCAATTTCTGCTTTTTCATTTAGTTCCTTAAATAGTACAAAACACATAACGTCTACGTAACGTCGTTCAACAAAATCATTAAATGATTCATGGTTTCTAACGACCAGTGCGTCTTCAATTGAGTACTTATAATTTTCTAAATCCATTAACATAGTATAACCTAATTAACGCTCAATATCGACCTGCTATCGTTATCGTAAACTGAAAGATTATTAAATATCTCCATAGGGCAATCTAAATAAGCACGTACCATTACGTCTTCGTCAAGGTCTGAAGGTCCTATAACTTTTAATCGTACGTGAGGGTCAGTAAGTTTACCACCTGCATGTTCATGTAACGTAACAGGTAACACAGGGAATCTTACTTTCTTAGGGTCGTAACCTAAACTCTTAACAGCACTTAAAAAACTAACAATGTTTATAGTACGGTTGTAATCTCTTTTAATAGCCTGATGGTTAGCGACTATGAGAGTTTCATAATCCATAATACGAGGCTCGTTATAAAAATTATCTTCCAAAATTTTTTCTAGCCTTTTCTTCATTCTACTCTCCACACTCTCAGCATTTTACCTTGCTTTTCATGAGTAGTACGTGTTGTTAGCCTTACACGGTGGCGTTGGTTATAAGCACTGGCTGCAGTACGTAGTCTTACTACTTCTTTTTCATCTGTAAAAGGTATAGCAAAACTATCACCTACTTCAAGTCTATGGAAAGCCCACTTTTCTTTAAAGTTAGGTTTTGGTAACTCGATATTCTTCTCTATTTCAGGTATCATATAGTTCTCCTTTAGTTAATTAGTATATAGTTTAAGCTTGAATATATATTGAGTAAAGTTTATTCTTATAAATTTTAAAGCCCTATAACGCTTTGATTTAGTAACCCTTACCTACCCTACCCTTACCGTAGAACAAACGCTTATAGGCGGTCACATTACGCCCTACGCTATACATCTAAATAAAAGGGTACTTTAAAAACCTTTATACACCTGTATTTTGACTCTTTATTTTTTACAGCTTTGATAATGGTTTGGGCTATTTGATCTCGATGTTCTTCTATCCAATCGTAAATATTTACGTTGTGTGATAGTGGATCATTAGTGTTTATTTTTACTAAGAGTCTGGCAGGAGTGCCTTTAACTTCCTTTGGGTTATGGTAAACCATTTCCCAAAGGAGTTCATAGTTTTCGTTAACCTTTCTTGACATAACCTAACTTAATATCATACTTGATATCGTTTAAATTTAAAACACCCTTGTCTAAAACATCCTGTATAGTTTTAATATTTTCATATTGTTTCATACGTTCTTTATTTTTAGCAGACATAGGAATTTTATCGGTACGCTTTAGTTTTTGACTTGTATCGTAAGGGTCACGAGCACTGACCACGTTACAATAATTGTTGGGTTTAGGTATATCTATATTAGTTTGATATTGACGTTTCATATCTTGTTCCTCAGGTTGAACAGCTATTTTATTGAGCACGTTCCACAGTTTCTGTTGAGCTTCTTTGGCGTCAGTAAAACTTTTCACTTTACGTTTAGCATGTAAGTTGTATAGCTCTACTGCTTTTTTAACAGGTATAGAAGGTGCCATACGAACAGGGTCACCCACAGAAGGATATCCCTGTCGTATAGTATGTAGCTGTGACATATAAACTTTCACCACCCTTGAATAATCAGGGGTGGTGAAACATATAAACTCTATGTCGTTATGCTGCTCTAGCATACTCAATAGCCTTAGTCATAGCACGGTTTTTAAGACTAGCTCTAGCCCCAAACCAAGCGTTATGCATTGCTGCGTCACGGTCGTGACCCCACTTATGGTCGACTACGTAAGTAAGAGCGTTTACCGCACCCCACCACGTACCTTTAGAACTAGCCATATTAGCTCCAGGTTGTACCTCAAGAGCCTCGTAAACCTTGTGTGGTGTACGTTGAAACTCTTGTAAGGTTTGAAGCCTAGACTCAATAAGGTCTACGTCAGTTGACTTACTATTTTCTAATAGTAGCTTCTGTTGTAAGGCGAGTTTAGGTTGTAGTAGGTCAGCGATATAACTAACTACACTGTTGTCGTCATACTTTTTACTACTTAAGAACTCAGCACTCTGCTTGTACTCTTCAAGGCGGTCACTAGCCAACCCTAAAGCCTGTTCTGCAGAAACGATAAGTTCAGTATCAAATACTTTAGTGTGTGGCATTTTAAAAGCAGGCTGAGTCTTATCAGCTAACGCCATAGATAAAGTATTATTACAAACCACACGGACTGGCGTAAACCTAATCTCGTTAGACTTACCCCACTCATGGGACACGGACACTAGTAAGTAGCCCTCAACTCTATCGTCGCCAGCTAGGGTGAAGCCGTCATTAATTTCAGCTAACCCCCATATCTGCCTACCACCACGTAAAGAACCAGCAGTGTGCATATTCATATCACCAGCGTCTGTAAACTTTTTAAAGAATGTAAAAGCCTCAGCGTTCTGAGTGGGTATGAACCTTTTACCACAAGGTCCTAAGATACTATTATCACTATCACGTACTAGCATGTAGTGATCGTCAGACATAATAAGGTCGTCAGCTTGTTCACTGTCGGCATTATTATATGTGAATATATTACGCTTACTCACCGACCAATCAAGGTTAGCTTGTTTAAGCATTTCTTCAGGGGTAAGGTCACTACCGACCTGTACTCCTAGCCCATGCCAAGGTACTTCCCCAGCGTAAGCCATAGTCTCAATATTATGAGCCATAAGTTTCTCCTATCTTAAATGCCTATTAATTATTTAATAGGTAAGTATAGTTTACTTAGAATTACTACTGATTAAATGATAATCTAACTATTCTTATACTTCTTTACCATCTCTCTCTTTTGTCTAGGGAGATAGTCTTCCCAGCATCTTACCACTATCAGTTTCTTTTGAACTTCTGAATACGTACCCCAATCTCTGATTTCGGTGGCAGTCCTACCACATCCTTTACAGGTGCGTGTACCCCACTGAGTAACAGTGCACACACCAATGCAGGGCGAATCATGTAGACTGGTAGTTTCGTGAAGAGCTTTTTGAGTCATTATGCCTTCCTTTAATGAGACGTATATCATGACTAGCCAACCAGTCACGTAGTCTTCTATTACGTTCTATTTTACTTAATTTAGTATCCTTCAGTAAAGCGTTATTAAAAGCTGTATATAAGTTATATCCTCGGTAGTAATCACCTGCTCCTAAGTGATTAAACCTCACTATTTGCCAGACTCGTTGCTTACTGATACCGAACTTAACACCTATTTCTTCAAGAGTATAGTTTGTATTAAGAGTTAACATAAAGATCTCGAAGTATTTATTTCTTTGTTTTTCTCTACGACTAGCCATTAAAAAACTCCTTGTAGTTAACAGTTGCCTCGCCCCAGCTGTGTCCTATCTCGGCGTCAACTTTATTAGGTACGCTTATCTTTACACAGTCTGTCATAATTTCTATAATCTTTTGAGAAGTTTCAAGCGAGTCTACAGATATATCAAGCTCATCATGTATTTGAGTGTGTGGTAGTATGCCTTCTCTATATAGATCCACCATAGCTTGTTTAGTCATATCTGCTGCTGAGCCTTGAATTAATCTATTCATAGCTTTATGAGTATAGGCTCTACGTATGTCTTGACCGTATTCCTCAAGAGCTTGATCAATAGGTAGCGGTGTTTTACCATACTCAAATCTAGGCTCGTATAGATTAAACCTACACTTTCTACCTAGTAGAGTTACAATGTATCCACGGTTACCACCCAACCTAGCACATTGATCTCGTAACCCTTTTATGAAAGGTACTCTACTGTGATAGGTATCAAATAATTCCTCAGCCTCGCTAGGTGAAATACCTAGTTGTTTAATGAGTTTGTCTTTACCCATACCGTAGCTCAAACCCAAGTTAATAATCTTAGCTTCCTTACGACTTATGTTAGCCATATCAGCCACAACCTGATGAAAGTCTGCGTCTTTATTTTTGTAAGCGTCTACTGCTTCCTCGGCTTCAGGTTGCTGAGTTTTATATGCGTAATGAACAGTAAGTCTAGGCTCTTGTTGAGAATAATCAAAAGCACCCCAATACATATCTTCTTCAGGTATAAATACGCCACGTATGAGTGGTCCTATCTCATCGTGTCTAGCTGGTACTTGTTGTAGATTAGGTTTACTGCTACTGAATCTACCTGTAACAGTTCCACCACGGTCACTACGCAAGGGATGCAGTTCCCCATGTATTCTACCGTTGACGTTATGGTCAAGTATCATGTTATCTATAAACGTAGTTCTAGCTTTATTGAGCTGTCTGGCTCTAGCTATGTCTTTAGCTAGTTGATGGTCGTGTCCTTCTAACCACGCTGAAGTAAAACTAGGAGCGTTAGTTTTCTCTGTCCTAGGATAACTTAACCCTGCTCTATCAAACACAGTCGCTACAGAAGCTGCAGCCCACAGGTCAGGTGCTACACCATACTCTTTATGAATGCCTTCTAGTATTTTATTTTCTTCTTTGTGTAATTGTTTACCTGTCTTTTCAGCTTTATCTAAATCAACACGTACACCTTTCCACCGCATATCTAAAAGTATAGGTATTAAAGAAGTTTCTAACTGATATATCTTTTCTACGTTTTCTTCTTTTAAGCCTTGTTTTAATATGCCCCACAACTTTAACGTGAGTGCGGCATCTTGTTGAGCGTATGGTCCCACATATTTAGCAGGTAGTTTATACATCTCACTTTTAGGATCAAGTCCGTAGGCTTTTGCTGCTTCTTGAAGTAGGCTTTCATCTTTTAGTTCACCTACGTATCTTTCTCCTAGTTTGTTTAGTGAGTAACCATATTGATTTTCATCCAATAGAGGTGCAGCAAACATGGTGTCGTGTATAGTACCTTTTACTTCTATACCTAAACGTCTTAGCCAACCTAAATCATACAAACTATTATGAAATACTTTATCGTTAGTGTATGACATTTGTTTACTAAGCCAATTAACAACTACACGTTTATCTAAATTACCACCACCTGTATGTTGTATAGGTATGTACATAGAAAACTTTTCAGTAGCTATAGCTATACCTGTCACATAACCTGTATCAGGAAAAGCCCACGACGGTCCATGAGACATGAGCAACGGATCGTAGGTTTCTAAATCTATAGCTACTTCTTTATAGTTACTGAGCTCAGGTAAACTGCTAGGT